ACCAACAAAAACAACTGCAAATACTCATTCGATACTTGCAAATTCATACCCCATAGTGTTCTATAACAGCTATTTATACATTCCTGATATGACGAATAGGTTTGTCCATTCACATCGCAATAATGCACGTAAAATGTTATCTCTCCCATATTATATGTATAACTCAGATGACAACAGGACATTTAAGACCTCATAGTTATCATAATTGCAAGCACAACAACCAACATCACATGAAAGATCGTTAAAAACAGACCTATCCCATAATCAAAAATTGTCCCTGTTATTGCTGGATTAAAAATCTCCATTTATGCCCAAGCCGTCAGAATTGCTTTATTATCTTTTGTCAGAATTGCCCGCAGGTTTACATCTAATTCTATTTCATCGCCAGCCTTAAAGACTTTGCCATTCTTTAAACCGACTTTTATTATTTCCTGAAAGCCAGCATTATTCATCTGTGAAAGTATTATGTATCTTTTGTTATCCTTTTCTTTGTATGACAGAACCTTACCCTCAATTTTTACTTTCATTTTTTACCTCCAACACTTTTTTATTTTTTTAACAATCCATTTTTATTTAGCAATTCTATCGTTTCACTTACGGACAAACCCGACCTTGTCTTTAATTTAAAAACCTTATCATCATCTGGAACTTCAAAGACATTTTCAAACACAGACGCATTCACAAAACCAACAACCTTATAACCTTGTTTTTTTAGTTGTTCTAAAGGATTTTCGTCTATGTCCTCATACTTTTTGTTTTTGTAGATTTCTACATTCTTAAATCTTTTCATGTATACATCACCCCCATGAAATTCATCATAATATTTGTTTTTCTCTGGATTGCTCATATACTTTATTCTGTGTCTTTTAATACTTGCTTTTGCATTCTTTGGAACAAAACTAAAATGAACATCTATTTTGTCTATTTTCTCTTTGAGTAATGCACGCATAGCCCTTTTGTATCTCTCTTTTATTAACTCTATAAATTCTTTTTCTAATTTAAGCTCTTGTTTGTTTGTGAGAATATGAAAATTACAATGGGGGTTAAATTCCTTTTCGTTTTTATCACCTTTTAGATGTAGATAGAAAATAAAGCCTATTTCATCATGAAAATAATCTTTTATTATTTTCATACACAGCCTTTTATATTTTTTAATCATATCCCTACTTTTCAAAAGCTCTCTTAAATGCTTTGGCACCGTAAAGACCAACTGATAAAAACCTTTATCTTTGACTAATTCGTATAGCTTATTTTTTCTTTTTTTATGAATACGACCATTTATCTTTGAACATTCAGGACACCCTATACTATAACAATACATTCTTAAACCGTAATTTTCCTTTTCTTTTTCTAATGTTACATAACTTTTACCACATGCTGTTTGAGTGCCCCCCCCTGTCAAACCTATATGTTCAAGATAAGAACTATCGATTACCTGAAATGCAAAATCTAAATTTTGGGAGTGATTTTTTTGGACGGAAGATTGATTATTTTGCTCTTGACAATCTGTTTTTTCTTGTTTATAAATATCAATAGCGTTTAACAATTTAGCTCCATTCAATTATTTTTACCGTATCCAAAAATCCCTTTTTGGATACGGTTCTTTTTTATCAAATTTTATTTTTTTTGTCAAGTTTTTTTTGTATGTAACCATTATACTCTTTTATTAATAATTTTCTTAATAAATCCGATATATTAACACCTTGAGATTTAAAAAAATCCCTTATCTTTTCGCCTGTCTCTCTGTCCATTCTTGTTTGAAAAGCCACAAAATCGTATTGATATACAGCAGGACGACCCCGCCTTTTATACACCATACTTCATTTATAGCATAAATAAACGAAAATATGGAAAAATACGCAAAGCTCATGCCATACAATGTCATTCGCTTTGCTCTGTATTTTTCTTGATCGCTTACTACTTGAACGACCACTTACAACCCCATAGGTTTTTTTTCTTTTTTCCCTTAATACTTTTTGAAAGGGAAAAAAAGAAAAAAAGTTTATTTGCTATTTCTTTTTTTTTTAACACCGCCAAGCCCGCTTGCTTGCCCCACGCAGGCACGCCGCAGGCTTGCTTTATTCATACATCAGAACAACTTTATTTCCATATTTAATTTTTCCTTTTATTGCACCACCTACAACTATATCATTATATTTTACATCAACACCATCTTTAAAAGTGTAAAACCTTGCAGGTTTAAAATTATCAACAACCTCTTTTTCCTGTTCTATATCCGAGACCTCTACTTTTTTATCATTAAACTTATTTTTCAATTTCTCTATTTGCTCTTTTATCTGTGTATCTTCATCTTTTTTGACCACATCTTGAACTTGTTTTTTTTCTGTTTTTACTGCCAGAACCTGTTGTTTAGGCTTTTTTGATAAGGCAAAACCATTTTGCACAAAATAAAAAGCAAAAGCCAACATACAAACAGCCATAGATAAACCGACAATAAACTTTTGCCTTGCAATAGATTTAGGTTTAACAGTTTCATCTATAACAAACGATTGATAAAGATTAAAAACCTCTTGCTTTGGTTTTATTGTCTTTGTAAACAACTTATTTTTTGAAACTGGATCGCAAAAATCATATTGAAAACCAGCTATTTTTATAGAACGTGGTTTAGCATTAATTACAAATTCGCTTAATTCTACAAGCCTTTTAGGCAATGATGTTTGAACTTGACAGATTAGTAATATATCCAACCCCAAATGCCTGTGATATTCAAAAAAGAAAAATTGTTCATTATCCTTTAAATTTGCAAAATATCTTTGAGCCTCATCTACAATTAAAAGACACCTTTTGTATCCTTTACTTTCCATATACGCCTTGAAACCATCATAAGAAAAGTAATTCTTGAGTAGATCCTCCACCTTTAAATGATTAACTTTCATGCCCTCTATATTTGAAATTATTATTGTATCAGTAGGCAAGATATAAGCCGACAGATACTCATCATAACTTATGAATTTAGATAAATAATACATCGCATAATAAGTCTTGCCAGACCCTGGACTACCTGTAATAATCCTTAACACGCCTTAACTCCATTTCTCTTTTTTCTCTCTTTTGTTGTTTATCCTCTTTTCTTAACTTATTAAGAAATTCAAAATATCTTTTTGCCTCTTCATCAGTTAAATATCGACCCTCTTGCTCTTGCTTATCTTTTGCATATACACCCGAAGCCATAAAAAACAAAATCATCATTGTTAATATTATTTTTTTCATAGACGCCCCAAAGTTAAAAGTTTTATTGTTAATCTATACCCATATGCTGTCAACATCATTGACACACAATCTATTATCCTGAACTTTTCCATTAAGTAACCACCAAGCCCCGTAAATGACGGACTACCTATTGACGGCAGGGTTACACCCGAAGTTAATTGTATTACCATCTCCATTATTCCATACAAAAAATTATTAAATAAAATTGGTAATGCAGTTAAAAACAAAGTTATTAATACAGTTTTTGTTGCCAGAAAATGAACGGTTGCAAGTGCTTGCCCCCTTGCCCACAGGAGACCCAAAAAATCTACAATTAATTTTATAAAACCTTGCATATCAACCCTTTACCATTATTATTACTGACATTATAGACGCAAAAGCCACCAGAACACCCCCAATATATGTATAAATACTTTCATATTGACAAAAATCTATACTTGAACTTGCACCCATAAACGAAACGCTAAAACTACACGACCCCCCAACCGATATATTTTGTTTAAAATTATTCAGGAAAGTTAACAAAGGATGTTTTGTTACAAAATTAGTCAACAATGTTGCTATATTTTTCTTTTGCTCAATTTGTATATTCGTATCCATACTTGCCACATCAGGCAACGACGGAACAGATACCGTATCCATATTTTGCGACTCTGTAACCGTCATTTTTACAGTAACCGCTTGCCCTGTTGTTGCGTCTATTGTTCTACCATCAGATGTTGTTACTGTTGACGGTACCGCATTTATTATTGTTGGATTTACCACTACATGATTTGCTGGAACACTTGAAACCACCTGTGCAGTATTTGCCACGCCTGTATTTATTGCCTGTTGAACCTGTGCTACTTTATTTTCATTTGACAGGACATTATCTAAAGCCTGTTCATTTACTGTTACATTCCCAACTGCTGTTGGTTGTTTTTCATCCTCACCCGCTTTTTGGACGACCACAGAAGTATAACCAGCCTTTATATACGCATCAGGAATTGACGCCACCTCTTGCCCATTTTTCTTTAAAGTTATTGTTACGCATGAGTGATTGTCATTTGTTTTATATGTCCCTGAATGCTCAACCCACGGACTTTGACAATAAGGACTTAAATTAATTTTTGCACCTGACCATGATTGCGAAGAAGTAGAACTGTTACTTGTTACCTCTACAATGCAACCATCTGGATACTCATAATAATAACCTGTTGTTTGCTGGACTACTGCCCCCTCACTTTGGAGATAGTTTAAAAGCTCAGCCAGGGTTATCGCTATACCCACTATCCCAGCAAACTTTGCCCCTGTTGACAACAACAAACGCCATGAATTGCCCGCCACAAAAGCATTTATCAAATTCTTAAATGCTGTTGGACTGAACACATGCCCTAATTGCAGTTTATGCGGTATACCGCCTATAAAGACATCTTTTATTGCCTCTACAAAAGGATAAGACGCCCCATATGCCATTGTTGCGACAGTTATCACTAAAAGTATTGCTAATATCGTTTGTATCTTTTTTGCCATATTCATCTTATGGGGTTACTGTTTTTATACAGCAACCCCCCTTTTTAATTAAGACCTGTTTGTGAGCTTTATCGCCTTGCGAAGAACTATCATTCCAACGAGTGCCCCGACTATCACGCCACCATAGGTAAGAACTGCTGATAAGTCAACAGATGTAGGGAGTGTTAGACCTTCAGCAAAGCAGGGAACTGCAAAACCCAGACCAGCGATTGAGTAACCGATTGCTCTAATCTTGCTTTTCATAATTTCACCTCCTTTTTTTTGTTTTTTATAGTATCGCCTTAAGCATTGCCCAGACGATTACAAAGCCAACCAAGAGACCCGAC